ACAATAAAAGATGTTTTCAAGTTATGTTTCCAATAGATATGAGAGTAGCACCAACTGCTGACGTAACTTATGATGCTGATGGAAGTAGTGCTACACTAGACACTCCAACAATAAGCACAGATATGTTAAGGGCAAATACATCTGCAATAAGTGACTCAAACCGAGACCCTAGATTTACTGCTTTTAAAATGGATGCAGAGTTATAGGAGATACTATGAATATTACAAAAGCTAAATATTGTTTAAATGAAGATGGCAATGCTAATCAAGTAATAGTTGTTACTATAGATGGAAAAGAACTGTTTGTACCACTAGACCCTAACAACAGACACTACATAGAAATAATGAAACAAGTTGAAGAAGGTACACTTACAATAGAGGATGCTGATTAATGTTAGGTCACGCTGCCATAGCAGAAACTGCTCTTGCTGATGTAGGTGGCGTATTACAAGTAGCAACAGCAGAGATGAGTGGTATCTCATCTGCAAGTTCTGTAGGTGTAGGAACGCTTGTTGGTGTTGCATCAATGAGTTCAGCTTTCAGTCAACAGACTGAAGTTAGTACAAAAGTAAGTGGTGTTATAGATCTTAGTTCTGTTTTTCTTATCACCGCAGAGAACATAAAAGTTGTTAACTTTACTGATGCAACTTTAAGTACAGCGTTTACACAAACTGCTGATGGTATTAAGATAGCATCAGGTGTTGTAACAAAAGATTTGAATTTTACAAAAACAACATCTGGAGATATACTGTATGTAGCAGTAACAACAGATGCAACAACAGAGACGTACACAGAAATTACGCCAAGTGGTACAGAAACTTGGACAGAAATAACACCGAGTGGCACCGAAACTTGGACAGAAATAATACAGTGAGGTAAAAAATGGCAAGTACATACACATCAAATACTGGCATAGAAAAAATAGGTGCTGGTGAACAAGCAGGTACTTGGGGTAATACCACCAATAACAATCTTGATATAGTAGATAGAACACTAAATGGTGTTATAACCTTAACAATCACTGGCAACAAAACACTAACAACAAGCGATGGCACTTTATCAGAAGGACACTATAAAGTTTTAGTTTTATCTGGTTCTCCATCTGGTGCATTTGATTTAACCATAGATCCTAACGATCAACAAAAATGGTTTTTTATAAAAAACTCAACCAACCAAACAGCCACAGTAAAACAAGGCGGTGGATCAGGGACCACAGTAGCTTTAGCCACTAACACCTCTGGTATAATCTTTGCTGACGGCACTGGTGCAAATGCAAATGTAGCAGCAGTTCCAACAGATTTAGTAGGAGACACAAGTCCTCAACTTGGAGGAGATTTAGACACAAATGGTAACGCAATTTTATTTGGTTCTAGTAAATGGGCAATATCATTAGATACTGGTGATAATGAATTATTGTTTAAGTATAATGGCACAACTGTATTTAAATTAGGATCTAATGGTGCAGTAACATCAGCAAATAACATAACAGCGTTTGGAACAAGTTTATAATGGCAGCATTACAAGCATCTGGAGCCATATCACTTCAAGATATTGAAGAACAATACAATCCCGGAACGAACTTACCAAGTCGAGGATTGAGTGAGTTCTATCTTGGTGGTTCATTGGTTCGTGCTAATGCTGGTAATAATTCTTCTACAAACATGTCGGCTGGTGTGCCTACTTCTGGAACAATTTCATTTAATGATTTTTATAGTAAAGAAAGAGCTTTTAAAAAAACGTACTCATCGACTGCCACAAATCAAAGTGCAGATAATGTTTTTGGAGATGACTTTGAAGTAGATTATCCAAAACAAATTGTCATAGATTCGTCTCAAACAGTTGGATCAACTAGTACATCTAATGCTGCTTTGACAATAGAAAGCAATGGAGTTGGCTCTATTACTATTACAAATAATGGTAGTATAGAAGGTGCTGGTGGAGCGGCAGGAGCGGCAGGTGGTAATGCTCTTGAAGTTGCTGGAAGTGTTGCAGTTACACTAGTTAATAATGGCACGATCAAAGCTGGTGGTGGCGGTGGTGGTGCTGGAGGCACTGGTGGTAAAGGTGTTTTTACAGCTAACGCTACGTTTTCAAGTTTAGTGGATCAAGGTGGTGGTGGATCATCTACACCACAAAATAATTCTCCAAGTTGGTTTACTACTTATGGATCATCTGGAAATGATTTAGATGGTAGAGGCGTTGTAGCAGATAGACAATGGGGTGGTATTGGAGCGCAATTTAACAGAGGTATTAATCCATCACAGTTTGATTTAAATTCTTTAGGTGGTGCAGGAACAGGTCTGTCTGGTAATTGTGCCAATAGAGGTCCTATTTACTTTTCTGCACAGACTAATACAACTGGCGTATACACTGTTTCAGCTTCGATTAGTTCTTTATATGGAAGTGGCTATGGAACACCAAAAATTTCTGTAAGTACAAGCACATCAAGCTCTGGTACTACTATATCTAATAGTGGTACAGTAGGTATTACTGCATCGACAACTACTTATTTTACTGTTTTTGGATCAACTGCACATCAAGGAACAAATTCACCAAACTTTTATTATAATTCGTTGAGTGGTTCTGTCTCTGGTACTTGTTTAGCCACACAAGCTGGTGGTTCTGGAGGAGCAGGTGGTGTTGGTCAAGGATACAATCAATCTGCTGCGTCTGGGTCTAGTGGTAGTTCTGGATCTAACAATTCGGGTGCTGGTGGAACAGGAGGTGCTGGTGGAGCATTTGGTGCATCTGGATCAACTGGATCAACAGGCAGTAATGGTAGTGGATCGTCAGTAAGTTTCCCAGCCACTGCACCAACAAATGGATCAAGTGGTAGTGCTGGTGGAGCTTCTGGTAAATCAATACAAGGTGTTAGCAATGTAACATCAAGTGGTAGTGGATCTTTGACTGGAGGTACAGCGTAATGCCTATGACAGCTTTAAAATTTAGGCCCGGTATAATATCTGACATCACATCTTACAGTAACGAAGGTGGTTTTGTTGATGGTGATAAAGTAAGATTTCGTTTTGGCTTTCCAGAAAAGTTTGGTGGTTGGGAGAAATATAGTTCTAATCAGTATCTAGGCAGTGCTAGAAGACTACACAACTGGGTAGCTCTTGATGGCTCTGACTTTATGGGTATTGGAACGCACCTTAAATACTACATAGAAGAAGGTCAGACATTTAATGACATTACGCCAATTAGAAATACCACAGGTGCAGGCGATGTAACCTTTTCTGCGACAAACGGATCTACAACCATAACTGTTACCGATCCAGCACATGGTGCTAATGAAAAAGACTTTGTAACATTCTCTGGTGCAGCAACTTTAGGTGGTACAATAACTGCCACAATACTTAATGCAGAGTTTCAAATTGCATCTATTATAAGTTCTAATGCTTACACAATTACATCTAGTGTTGCAGCAAACTCATCTGATACTGGTAATGGTGGGTCTAGCGTTGTAGGTGCGTATCAATTGAATGTTGGATTAGATGTAACAGTCGGTGGAACTGGTTGGGGTGCAGGTCAGTGGAGTGGTACAACATCAGGTGCTTTGGCAACTCAACTTAACGAAGCCTTAGACGCAAGTGAAACTGCAATAGACGTAGACAGTGCAACAGGGATCACGGCTGGTGATTTGATATTAATAGAAGAAGAACTAATTACTGTTGGCACGATAAGTTCTAATACTTTAGGAACTGGTGGAGGTCCATCAACCAGAGGTGCAAGTGGTACAGATGCAGCCACACACGCAGACAATACTCTTGTAAGATTAGCAACTGGTAATGCAGATTCTGCCAATGACTTTGTTGGATGGGGTGATGCAGCAAGTGTCACGACCCCCGGAGCACAGATTAGGTTATGGTCACATGACAATTTTGGTGAAGACATCATTATTAATCCCAGAGATGGTGGTTTATTTTACTGGGATAAAACAAATGGTTTAGGCAACAGAGCAGTAGAACTCAGCGCAACAAGCACATATTCTGGAGAAACAAGTGTTCCAACAGTAGCTAAACAAGTGCTTGTATCAGACCAAGACCGGCATGTTATCGTGTTTGGTTGTGATGGATTAGGTGCAACGTCTTCGGCTACAATAGGAAATGGAATACAAGATCCATTGTTAATACGTTTCTCTTCACAAGAAAACCCAGTAGATTTTTTTCCAACTGCTACAAACACAGCAGGTGATTTAAGGTTAGGTGGTGGATCTACCTTCGTACAAGCTGTTGAAACAAAACAACAGATACTCGTCTTCACAAACAAAACACTGCACGCTATGAAGTTTATAGGTCCACCATTTACGTTTGGTTTACAAGAACTGTCTAAGAACATAACGATTATGAGTCCTTTTTCTGCTGTTGCTGTTGAGGATGCTGTGTACTGGATGGGTGTTGATACGTTTTATGTTTACTCTGGTGGTCAAACAATACAACTACCTTGCACAGTAAAAGATAAAGTATTTCTAGATTTTAATTTTGCAGAGCGTGACAAAGTTCATGTTGGTGTTAACTCAGAGTTTAGTGAGTTATTATGGTTTTATCCATCGTCTGCTGGTACACAGATAGATAAGTATGTTGCTTACAATTATTTAGAAAAAGTTTGGTATTACGGAACATTAGCAAGAGATGCGTGGATTGACAGAGGTATAAGAAATCTGCCACAAGCCACTGGTAATCAGTTTTTATACAACCATGAAGTTGGATTTGATGATGACGGTTCTGCTATGACATCGTTTATAGAGTCTTCTGCGATTGATATAGGTGACGGCGATAAGTTTGTTTTTTTAAAACAAGTCATACCGGATATTACATTTAACGGGTCTACTAGTGTTAACCCTGACGTAGCGTTTACTATGAAGTCAAGAAACAATCCGGGTGCGAACTTTAATGAAAGCACACAAGGCACGGCTCAAAGGTCCGCCACGAGCCCTGTTGAGCAGTTTACAGAAAAATTAAATTATCGTTTACGAGGCCGGTCTTTTGCATTAAGAATTGATTCCACATCGCTAGGAACAAAGTATAAGTTAGGCACTCCCCGTGTGGATATAAGAGAGGATGGTAGACGCTAATGTTAATCACTAGTATTCCTCAGTATATTCAAGGTGTAACAAATGCAAAGTTAGATTTAACTACCACTGATTTAACTACGCTATTTACAGTTCCTAGTGATGCCGATTTCAACGCAGCTATTGTCAATTCTATATTAGTATCTGAAGACAGTGGTAACGCTGACACAATAACAGTACAACTTGTTAACGGTAGCGATACGTTTAGTTTATTTAAAGTCAAAGCAGTAGGAGCTAATACAACGATAGAACTGCTTACAAAAGATTTAATACTACAAAGTGGCGAAGTGTTGAAAGTACAAGCAGCAACAGCAAACAGATTGCATGTTGTAGCCAGTATACAAGAGCTGTCTAAGACTAGGGTTACAACAAGTGCGCTATCGAGAATATAAGATTGAACAAATAAATAAAATAGGGTAGACTTTGGAACATGGACCAAGCACTTAAACAAGAAGAGATACCGTCAGGTGGTATAGCTGACTTCATTTACAGTGATGAAGAGATTAAGCTTCTTGAAGAAAAGGAGTTGCAGGATCTTTATGGCCAGAACGGCATAGCTCAGTTTAAAGCCATTGGTAAAGAGATGGCTAACTTTGGTCGTTATGGCGATGATACCGTAGCTCATGTGGAAACAGGCGAGCTTATCGTCCCACGAGCCTTAATAGAAAACAATCCAAAGTTAAAAGAAAGCATATTTGGTCATTTGCGTGAGCTTGGCGTAGAAGATCCAGAAAGATATGTGGTTGGTACAAGCAAGAACAGTTTGAACCCAGACACAGGGTTACCAGAGTTCTTTCTTAAAAAGTTATTTAAAGGAGCTAAGAAAGCTGTTAGCTCTGTTGCAAAAGGTGTTGGCAAAGCATTAAAAGGTGTAGGTAAGGCGCTCAAGAGAGTAGCTCCTGTCATAGTGCCTTTGGCTCTAAACTATTTCTTACCGGGTCTTGGAGCAGTCTACTCAGGAGCACTTGGTGCTGGTATTACAACACTACTGCAAGGCGGCGATGTGAAAGATGCATTAAAGTCAGCTTTTGTCGGTGGGGCTACTGGTGCAGTAACCGCTGGTTTCGCTGGGCCTAACAAAGGATTAGAAGGTTTTGGTAAAAACATAGCTGCTGACGTAAGCGGAGGCACCGGTAATATAGGTAAAGCTTTAACTGAAGGAAGTTTTGAACCACTAACAAGTACCAGTTTGCCGAGTTTACAAGATGTAACTAAGCAAGATACAAAACTAGTAGATACTGATGTTAAAGTTGATAAATTGCCAGCCTTATCAGAAAAGACTACTTTAGATTTAGAAGGTGGTGTAGCACAAGGTGTAGATGGTTTTGAATTGCCAAAAGAACCACCAACAATGTTTGATAAAACAACTGACTTTTTGTTTAGGGGTGGTAAAACAGCCGACCAAGTTACTTTGGCACAAGATGCAGCCGAACAAAAATACTTGGCAAATGCTAAACTTAAAGGTATCACCCCAACACAAGCAGGTATTGATGCCGCTAGATCTGCGGCGGGACCGAGCTTTTTAGAAAGATTTGGCCCATCAGCCGCTTTAGGTATAGCAGGATTGTCCGCAGCTGGGGCTTTTGACACACCAAAAGATGAGCCTCTACCGCCTCTTGAGACAGGGTTTGATATATACAGAAGAGATCCAGACAGATTTAATGTAGCTAACATAGATGTTAGAAAAGCAGAAGGACCGTTTGAAACTGATACTAGTTATGGTTTTGATTATACTGCTCCCGTTTTCCCTAGAAATCCTTTTCTACCCCCTGTCTTCACTCAAAACGTAGCTGAAGGTGGTGAGATATTTCCAAGACGTAACGGTGGCATAAGCCCCAGAGAAGGCACACCGGGCAAAGATAGTGTACGAGCCATGTTAATGCCGGGTGAGTTTGTTATGACAACAGATGCTGTAAAAGGTCTAGGTGACGGGAACTTAGACAAAGGCATCAAAAACATGTATAGTGTGATGAGTAAACTAGAAAAGCGTGGAAAGGCGATGGCATAATGGCAACAGAAGAAGTTATCCAAACCGTTAGAGAAACGCCTGAGATAGAAGCGTATCGAATAGGTTTACTAGAGTCTGCAAAGAAACTGGCAGATCAGGGAATTACATTACCAACACAACAAGTAGCAGGGCTCACGGGTCTTCAAGAAGCAGCTAGACGTCAGGCAGAAGCTGGTGTTGGTGCATTTATGCCATTTGTACAACAAGCTGGACAGACGTTAGGTGCATCAGGACAAACACTAGGCGGTGTTGAATCAGCACTAAGAGCGGGTGCCGGTCCAGTCACCCAAGAGATGATTGCTCGTAATATGAACCCTTTTCAACAGGCAATCGCAGATGAGATTAACAGAGCATATGACAGACAGCTAAGGTCCAGTGCAGCTGGTGCAGTAGGAGCAGGCGCATTTGGTGGTTCAAGAGGTGAGATAGCAGCGTCTGAAATAGATAGAAACAGAGCAGCTGCGTTAGCACAGGCACAAGCGCAAAACTTTATGCAAGCACAGCAAGCAGCAGAAAGAGAACTTGGAAGACAAACACAACTAGGGCAAGGCATCGCGGCTCTCGCAGGACAGGAGGGTCAGCTTGGTCTAAGACAGGCAGCCCTTGGAGAGACCGTACAGGGTCTTGGTCAAAGAGATGTAGAAGGTGCATTTAGAATAGGGCAGTTATTGCAAGCACAGGATCAGGCTAGATTAGATGCACAAAGACAAAGTGATTTAGCACAAATTTACGAGCCTTATCAAAGACTTGGCTTTTTGTCAGACATATACAGTAAGACACCAACAACACAACAGACTATAACACAGTCTACTTCACCTAATGTATCACCATTTCAGCAATATTTAGGCCTCGGTATTGCAGGATTATCAGCGGCAGCAGGGGCGCAGAAAGCAGGGTTATTTGGATGATGAACAGAGCTTTATTACAACGGCAGATGTTTGCCAATGGCGGAGCAGCTGTGCCTAATGAATTTAAGGGTTTTTCTAAACTGCCTGAAGATGTGCAAATGAAGATGAACCCAGAACTAGCTAAAAAGTATGAAGAAGGCGGTGTAGCTGGTCTTATGTCACAACCTGACATGGCGGCAATGCCTATGGGGTCTACACAAGAGGCTGTTGATCCAGCTGTACTGGAGACTGCACTACAAGGTGCTTCAGAAGAAGTTGGTGATTTAGAGCAAGCTGGTGATTTTAAAAGTATGATGGATCAGTTCTCTGGTGAAGAAAAGTCAGAAGAAGAAAGACGGGATGATTTAGCAAGCATAGTTGGACCTGAAGACGCGGCTCAAACACCGGACAGTGTTTTGGCCCTTGTTACACCAGTTGTACAAATATCTATGTTAGATCAGGGCATCGCGCCGATGGCTCAGGAAGCGATGGACACCCCAGTTGAAGGCGATATGGCTGGCGGAATAATGAGCATGACGGGGGCTGGCAACGAACCACCCGTAAATTTTAACCAAGGCGGGGAGGTCCTCCGCCGTGGAGACGAGGACCCAGTTAAGTTTTTTCAAGGCGGTGATGTATCGATTACACCTATGACCGATTTTGATCTTGATCTTGGCGCGGACATAGCTAAACTTCAACCGGTATTTGCTAAGTATATGAAAGGTACTGATCCCGAAGTCCGCAAAAGAAATTTACAGTCAGACATATTATTTGATATAGCTAATACAGCTTTGGCTTTTTCTGCGCCTATGCAAGGGGAAAAAGCTGGATTGAGCCCAATTCAACGATTGGCTATGGCTACACAACAAACACAGCTACTACCAAAAATACAACAACGAACTGCAAAAAGCCTTGCAGAAGCGAAAGCTGAAGAAAAAGCACCTTTAACCGCTGCTATAAATACCGCGACACAACTTGGGTTAGAAAAATTAAAGCAAACAGGTAAAGAAAGACTAACTGTTTTTGATACGGCTACACAACTTTTGAAACAATCAAGAGAACTTACATCTAAAAAGGCTTTACAAGAAGATGCTCAAGAATATGGTTTAAATTTACAAAAGTCTAAGTTTGGTTTGCAAACTTTGTTGGATAAGATAAATGCAGGTTTAAAATTTAAATACGATAGTAAATTAGCAGATCAAAAACTTGAGGCTGAAAAAGAATTAAAAGCTGTGCAAGCTAAAATTGATGAAAACCAAATAGAAATTAAACATCAAAACTTAGTGAAGATAGAGAATCAAAAATTAGCAGGCAATAAAGAGTTGCAAGAAATGAAAGATATTTCAGCCATGGCTAGAACTAATGCTGACAATACAACCAAAATAGGTATAGCCGCATCTAATAATCAAACTAAAAAAGAAATCGCCTCTGAAAACAACAACGTCAAAAGAATTATAGCAGATAACAAATTAAAATTAGATAAAGAAAGATTAGATTTTAATAAAGTACAAGAAGAAAACAAAGTAAACCAGCTTGCTATATCTAATAGTTTAAATGCAGATAAATTTAATCTTGATGTACAAAAGTTAGAGGCAGAAAAACTCAAAAACTTTTTAGCAAATGAAAGAGCAAAAGAGGCAGGTTTTAGAGACTCACGGCGAATAAGATTAGCAGAAAAACGTCTAGAGGATATTGACCGAGCTACCCTTCAATTTAATAAATTTAAATTTTTGACTGGAAACGAACTTGAAAAAGCAAAGTTTGAGTTTAACAAATTGCAAGAAGAAAACAAAGTTAGGTATCAAAATGAACAACTTATAGTGTCACAACGACTTGCTGGTATAAAAGCTAATCTAGCTGCTTTAGAACAAAGTAAGTTTACTTTTGAGAAACAGGCAGCAGATTTAGATAAGTTTGGTAAAACATTAGATGCGAGAACTTTATCATACATATCAAGTCAAAGTGTACTAAATGACTATGCAAAAGGTGAAAACAACCAGACTAGTAATGAAATAAACGCTCTTGTGACACAATATATTTCACCAACACCTCGTTGGGACGAAGCTACGAAGAGTTTTGTTATGAGAACAAACAAACTGCCACAAGAGTTTTTAAATGCTGTTAAACAAAGATCACAAATATCAGGTGCTAATCTACCAACCGGTCTTGAAGAGGTAAAAACTGGCGATAAAAAAGACGATAAACAAACCGGTATAGATCAAAGATTAGTTGTTGATGACTTCATGGGCACTGGTCAATCAGTCAATCTAACAGATATAAACATACCAAAATTACCAATAGATGCCGAAAAAGCGGGAGCTACGGGATCAGGTGATTATCTAGCAAATGTTGTAAATTTAGTCTTTGAAACAGCAGGTATAGGACAACCGTTTAAAGGAACAGCTCGTTCTAAGAAAGAGCTTGATGCAATAAATGTTGATCTTGTAAACGTAATACTTGAAGGTATTGAAGGTACAACTGCAAGAGATCAACGAAGAGAGATTAGAAGAATATTACCTGATGTAAGTGCGTTTATAGGTGGCGATGAGACAGCGGCCGGCAAAGTTAAGGAAGTGATAAATTTCATTGACAGAAAGTTAGAAACTGAGATCACAGGTTTAAATCAACTTGTGTTAGGCAAAGTTGACTTTACAAAACAGGCGTCAAGAGTATTAAGATTAAAACAATTAAAAGCAGGATATCAAGGATTTTTAGATGCTTACAATTTACAAAAAGGCGGTGGAAGTGAAAAACCTCCACTATCTAGTTTTAGGAAATAAAATTAATGGCAGAAAAAGAACCACCAAAAATTGAGTTTGACGTTCCGTCAGCTTTATCTTCAGGCTATACAGCGTCTGACATTGCTAAATATTTAACAGAGCAATCTGGATTAGATTATGACGAAGCTATAAGAGGCGGTTATGATGATGACTCTTTAATTATGAATTTAGCTACAAAAGACGGAGAGGCCTACACGGATCCAAGTGCTTTCAAGGTATTTACAGAGTCAGCAGCTAAAGGTTTGATGCAATCGATCCCTGCTTTTGAAGGCGGTAAGATGGGTTTTCAAATAGGTATGAAATTACCGGGGCCTTTAAAACTTCTAACACCTATAACAACTGCTGGCGGAGCTTTGTCTGGTTACGTTTTTGGAGATAACTTATCTGAGTTGTTTAATTTTGAAGATAATGTAGTGCCCAGTAAGATGCCTTATAAAGTTATGGGCGAAACTGCGGGTGGTGGTATGGGTTTTTTTCAGGCTCCATTTAGGGCAGCAGCAACCGTGCAACCCGGCACTTTTGCATGGATGAAACAAAATGCAAAAGATTTAGGATCAAAACTTGACTCAACCTTTTTAGAGAAATTAGGATATTCGGCACAAAGGTTTCCGGGACTTACGCTTGCCATGGAGGGTACCAGCGTTGCTGGAGCTTCGGTTGCTGGTGCCTTATCAGAAGCAGCAAAACCCGGAGATAATTTTAATAGATTACTGTCTGAGCTTTTTGGCGGCACAGCTGGGCCTACAATACTAATGGGTTTTGCACCGGCTATATTTACAGGTGCTAAAAATTTAAGTAAATATTTTACAGCTGAAGGTAGAATGGATTTAGCTGGCACTCAACTGAAAAAAATATTAGATGATGCCGGCGTTGATATAAACAAACTTCTTCAAACTATTGATGATGCAGATGATATGGGCATAGAAAATATGTCCACAGCGGCTGTGACTGGGGAGCAAGCTCTAACATCATTAAACAAAAAACTATTTAGTAATTATAAGTATTTTGAACCAGAGTTAGTTGGTCAACTTAGAAAAAATTTATCTGGCGCAGAAAAGCTGATAACTAAAATGGTTGGAACAAATGATCCAAACTTAATAGCAGATGCAGCTAAGATTAGAGATGAACTGTTTAAGGCTAAAATCACTTTACGTTTAGCAGATGCAAGGATAAAAGCTGAGAACATTATTGGTAAAATGGCTCCGGGTCCGGACACAGCTACTAAAGCGTCAAACACAATACAAGATTTAGTCTTCAAAGCTTTAGATGATGTAAGAGCAGAAGAAAAAAGATTATATCAACTTATACCCGGTGGCACAGAAATCACCGCCCCTGCGACACGAAAAACATTACAACAAATTATTGGCAAAGAAATATTAGAGGGTGAGTTAAAAGAATTAGGGATTAAACCATCTGGTTTGCAGGTAATTAATAAAATATTAGGTGTAACAACAGAAGCACCCGGTTTTACAAAAAACTTTTTAAATGCAAGTGACAAAAATCAAAGAGGGTTTTTTTCAGTTGTTGGTTACTCACCAACGCCTTTAGTGGGAGTTAAGGAGCCTAGTGGAAAATGGCAAATCGATAAATCAATAATTGAAGGTGAGTATGATTTAAAAAGAGGTGCTCTAAACAATTTAACAATAGATGATTTACGAAAAAACAATCTCTCTGCATTGGATAACGTATTCTTCCAAGAAACTGGCGAAGCTATACCTGAAAGTATAAGAAAAGATTTACTTAACGATTTATCAAGTAAGCATCTGAAATCTTTAAGAGAAGCTTCTTCATCCTTAACATTTAGGGGAAGTGCAGATAATAAAAGTTTAGGTAAATTAATTGACGAATACATTAAGGAATTTACTTCAAAACAACCTGAACAAGAAACTACATCTCTTCTTGACGAAAAGTTTTTATCTTTAAAAGAAATATTAAATTTAAGGTCACAACTTTTCTCTACAGCAAGAGCTAAATCAGCTTCGGGTGATACAAGAGACGCGGGTATAATTAACAAAATAGCAAATGCCATAACAGACGACATTGGGACTAAAGCTGATGCTGGAGATGGCACAAGTGTAACAAATTTACTTAAACAGGCACATTCTTTTAGTAAATCCTTGAATGATACTTTCACAAGAGGCTTTCCAAACACAATATTAAAAAGACAAAAGTCTGGTAAGTTGAATGTAATTCCTGAGTTGGCTATAAATTCAATTTTTCAAGGTGGAGGAGACGCAGTAGCTTATAATTACAGCGGGATAGAAAGTGCAATTACTTTTTTACAAAAACAGTCTGGTAAAGAATTAGACGAGGCTCTTACTAACAAATTAGGTACATTGAAGGCATCACAGGAAGACTTACTATATGTTATGTTTTCTGAAGTTGTAAACCAAGAAACTAAACGCGTCGATGGGGATAAACTTGCAAGGTTTATGAGTTATGCAAAAGGGGGCTATGGCAAAGTTTTAGACCGCTTTCCTGATCTTAAAAATGATTTAAAAGATTTACAAACAGCACAAAACCTATATGACGCACGAAAACAATATTATGGCGAGGTGGTGCAAGGTATTTTAAAACCGGGTAATTTACAAGCAAAAAGACGATTAAAAAATGTATTCTCATTTGCCGACTTACTTCCCGCCGATACAAATCCGGGTTTTGTTATTTCAAACGCAATAGGTGAACCAAATAGAAGACCGGGAAACCCAGTAAATAATCTTAAAAGAATTATTGCTTTTGGTAAAAAAGCCGAAAACCCTGATGTATTGGAAGGTATTAAAGAAACTATTTTTGATAGAGCGTTTCAATTTGCTCGTAATGAAAAAGACGTTATAGATTTTAAAGCTTTTAAAGATTATTTAATTAAACCGATGGTAAAGGGACAGCCTAGTGTATTGGAGATATTGAGAAACACCGGTGTATTAAGTAGTGATGAAGCGTTGAGGTTTAGTCAAATAACTAACAGGATGATTACAGCACAAAAAAGCATACCGGATGATGCTACAAAACCTATTGAGGGTCCTTTAGTATCAGGCGTCAATACCTTTGTTGATTTGTTTGCTAGATTAGTTGGTTCTAAAGTTGGTAGTATGTTAGCAAGTGTAATACCGGGTAGAGGTCAGGGTATAATTGAATCTGCTGCGGGTGTTAGAACTGTGATTGGTGGTTTAAACATACCAACCTCAATGACACAAGATTTATTATTGCAAGCTGCAAGAGATCCTAAATTTTTTAAATTGTTAGTTACAAGACCTAAAACAGAAAAAGAAGCTGTAGTTACAGCGAAAAGAGTTAGAGCTTACTTACTAAATGCTGGGCTTGGATTTGTATCAAGAGAATTAGATGATGACACAGAAGAATTTAAAAAAGGTGCACCGCCTTTACCACGACAGTTTGATCCAGATTTCATACCAGATAAACAGAGTTCGGTTAACTTGCCAAAAGAGGGGTTTCCCACCACCCAAACGGCAACGGTACCACAAAGCGGGGTGAACGCCCGTCTCGCGGCTAATGTGGGCGCAGCCCCACAGGCCGCGCCTAATCTTAATCAGAGACAGCAGTTCGCATCTTTGTTTCCTAATGATCCAATATCCGGATTGATAAATGCACAGCAGCCTCCAAGATTAATGGCTGAAGGCGGTGATGTACCTGATTTAAGAGAAGCACCAGAAGTTGATGATTTAAGAGCTCTTACTCTTGAAGAGTTTAAAGAGGCTACCCTAAAACATTTGCTTGAGCTACAAGATCAAAAAGACAGAGCTTACGAAAAATATGTTGAACCAACAAAATACTCAATAATAGGACCTCTTTACGGAGGCCGCGGTCCACAAAACAATCCTATTTTTTTAAAGGAAGCTCAACAACTAGAACAAGAAATGCGAAACTTTGGTATAGATAGACAAAAAGCAATAGCTAATTATGAGGATGCTTTGCGAGAGGGCAAGATGGTAAGCATGAGAAGTGCTAAAGATATTGAACAAGGCAATGTCATAATTAGGGGTTTTCCTGATTATTTAGTAAACCCTGTAAAAAACATGAGGCAAGGCGGAGCTGCTTATGACATGGGACTTGAAGGCGATCTCGCGGCTCAAGAGACAATACAAAGTGCTTTGGAGGGCGGGTCTGATAATAATGAAACACCACCATCTTTTAATTTTCGTAACGTACCCACTACAGTTAGCAGAGGTATATTAAGCCTCATGGATAAAATAAACATGGCTCCTGATATAACAGGCTTACAGGGTTTTGTAAGAAATACACCTGTTGGAGTAACCGCACCTGTAGGTTTACAAACAAACATAGGGGGTTTTCCTGTAAGTTTTACACCAACTTTTAACAAAGGCGGTATTGGGTTTCTTGCTGAAACTACCTTCAAAGACGGTGGTGCGGTTGAGGATGAGTACGGTCAAGATGACGATATGGATTACACCGACGTAGATTATGGGTATATGAGCGACGAAGATGGTTCTACAGATGATTTTGATATTGCAACAAATATTGGTAAAGCCACTGGTGGAACTTTAGTAGGTGAAATACCTTATGATCTTTTTAATTTAAGAGATCAAATGAATAAAAAAGCTTTAGAAACTTATAAACAAGGTCAAATACCTGACTATTTATATGATGACAAAGGTAACATAACCGCGGTAGGTGGCTTGGCTCCTCCCGGCTCTAGCTTCAGAGGCATACCAACAAATCCTGTCTCTGCAATAGCCATGTTAGGTAATATGATGGGAGCTCGTACCTACACAGGATATGATCCTTCTTTATATGCTGGTGGTGATCCTAACAGTGAAAATGGTGGCATAGCTAATTTACCAAGCGCGCCTGTTGACACAGCAGAAATAAGAAGAAGAGCCATAGATTTATACAACATGGACCCAAACAGATACAGATTATTCGGATCATAAGATGCAACTTAGTAAAAACTTTACATTGCTTGAACTTACAAAAAGCCAGACCGCTGAACGTAAGGGTATAGACAATACACCTAACGCAGATCATATATATAACCTTACCGCACTAGCTGAAAACATTTTGCAGCCAATAAGAGATGAGTGGGGCTCTTTTATTGTATCAAGCGGTTATCGTTCAGTAGCTTTGTGTGAGGCGATTGGCTCAAAATCAACTAGCCAACATGCAAAAGGCGAAGCAGCTGACTTTGAAGTAGCTGGTGTAGACAACTACAAATTAGCGTCTTGGATAGAAGCAAACTTACCCTTCGATCAGTTAATATTAGAGTGTTATACAGGTGGCAACACAGGCTGGATACACTGCTCATATGTCCCAGACGGACGTAAAGAAACACTCACCTATGACAGACAGAACGGCTACAGAAAAGGTTTGCTATCTTAACCAGTTCTTAGTCTCTTCGTTCAACACTTGGTCAGCTAGATTTATCTTATTACGCAGAGCTTCTACTATTTTCTCGTCTATAGTATCCGGTGCAATCAAATCGACGTAAGTCACTGATTTTTTTTGACCTATCCTATGCGCCCTGTCTTCAGACTGTAAACGGCTCTCCAAGTCATAGCTATTACTATAATATATGACAGTGCTTGCCTCGTTGAGTGTAATACCGTACCCACCAGTCTTGGGATGGCCAACAAAGAACCGCAACGGGCTGTCCGGATCTTCAAAGCGCTTTACAATATCTTGTCTGTCTTCTTGCTTAGTCGCACCATAATACGCGGCTACCGAATCAGCGCCATAAACTGCCGTAAGATTTTTTATTATCTCTTGTATACCATATACATAGTTACACCATATAATAGCTTTGCCTGAGTTCTCTTCTACGACGTTCATCAGCTCAGTAATTCTGTTGTTATCAAGCACTTGCAAACGGCCTTCGTCGCTTTCAAGATAACCACAACATATCTGCTGTAGGCGCATGAGTTGTGTCAACACACTGGCTGTTGTCGCAAGCTCGCCACGCTCCAGCTGTGCTAGTGCGAATCGCCGCATTTGCTCATAAATCGTAGTCTGCTCACTAGTCAAAGCAACATTTCTTTTCACATAAATCTTGTCAGGTAGATCCAAACAATCTTTTTTAAGTGTCCTAGCTGAAAACTGTGTCAATATACCATTTAACTCATCTAATCGTTTGTAGCCTACTATGTCATTGAAGCTACGGCTTCCAAAGGTTTTGCGCTGTACAACAGCATATCTGTTTTGAAAAGCAAAATAACTAGCCTGACCAAGCGCCATAGGATCTAGGAAGCCGCACTGAGAAAACAAATCCATAGGCGATTTGGTTATGGGCGATCCTGTGAGTATTCGCTTATATTTAGCATATTTACTTACATCTATTATGTTCTTCGTTCTGTTAGCTTTTCTATTTTTAATAGTTGTGCTTTCATCTATAATCATTATGTTGTCTTCGTTCTTACGCAGAAAGTAATAAGCAGCTTTCTTACCACGCTCCGAGCTAAACGCTTCAATGTTCATAATAAGGAACTTAACACCGGCCATCATCTCGAAGACAACCTTTTGCATATCGTCCTGAAACTTCTTAGCCTTGCTTGGTTGCCAACGCACCACGAACCTTTGTATCTCGTCAGGTAAGTGATTCGGTATCTCTTGTTTTACCCAGTTATCGTACACACCCTTGGGTGCAATAATCAGTGCAGAATCTATTTCGCCTTCTAATTTAAGCTTGCCAATCGTATCAATAATAACTTTTGATTTACCTAAACCCATCTCCATGAACAAGGCGTAGTATGGTCTTTTCCAACTGTCATCAATTATTTCTTCCTGATGCTTAAATGGTTTTGTCTTATATATATACATTTTTTATCTCCGTGCTTGACATATAAGATAAACCTTTTATATTCTTATATCAAGACAATAATAAAAGTCTTTAATCACGAAACACGGAAGGAGATGGTATGAGTGATTTAATGCAACAAGTAGAGGCTGATGCACAAAGCCTCGGCGATCTAAGTGATCTTTCTACAGATAAACTTAGTAGCGTAGCTGAAACAGCTGAAAACATTAAGCAAAAAGAAGACGAAGTATTCCAGCTTGAGGAGAAACTCAAACAGGCTAAAAAAGATCTGCTTAAAATGACAGATGAAGATTTGCCTATGTTAATGGAAGAGATTAATCTTGAAAGCTTTGCGTTATCAGATGGTTCAAAAATAAACATAACCCCTACATATGGGGGCACAATCAAGGTTGATGATAGACCTGAAGCACATCAATGGCTTAGAGATAATGGTTTTGGAGATCTAATTAAGAACTCTATAGCCGCTGAGTTTGGTATGGGCGAAGATAATTTAGCTAAAGATTTTTATGAAACAGCTTTAGCTAAAGGTTTTAATGTTAATCAAAAAGAACAGATCCATAACATGACACTACGTTCTTGGGTAAAAGAACAGACAGAGGCGGGTAATTCTATCCCGGCTGTGTTTGGTGCATGGACAGGTCGAAGAGCTAAAATCACGAGGAGTAAATAATGTCGAATGTAGCTAAAAAGAAACCGGCAGAGATTGTTGGTATAGATCAATCAATATTTGAGAATGACTCAGGTCTTGGTAATTCAGAGATAGATCAGGATGTACTTGGTATTCCTTTTCTAAAAACAAATTTAACACCTGCCGTATTAGATGCCAATAGAGGTGCATTGAAAGGCGATATGTTAAACACTGTAACTGGTGAAATATACAATGGAACAGAAGGTGTTCTTGTAATACCGTGTCACTTCCAAAGACGTTTCATTCACTGGTCAGCATTAGGTGACGATCAAAAAGCACCGATTGCTATTTATGACAAAGCCTCTGACTGTCCTAAAACAGACAGGATAAAGAAAGATCAAGGCGATAATAAAGATTATCTACTTGATGGTTCTGGTCACTACATTGAAGAGACACATCAACATTATGTGCTTGTCTGCAAAGAAGATGGATCTACAGACGCTGTAATGATAGCAATGAAAAGCACATCACTGAAGAAAAGCCGTCAGTGGAATATGTTAATTCAAACTAGACGTAAGCAAAGAGCTGATGGTTCTACTTTTCAACCACCAAGGTTTTTATATCTTTACAGATTAAGCACCGTTATGGAGAGCAATGCTAAGGCGAGCTATGCTGTGTGGGAAGCCAAGTTAGAAAAAGAATTATCTAACATAAATGTCTACAACGAAGCTAAAGCTTTTGCCATGTCTATAGAGAAGGGAGCTGTCGAAGTTAAGCACGAACAAGACAAAGAAGACGCTCCAGTAGCTGAACCGCAAGCCAAAACTCAGCCACCGGCTGATGAGCCATTGCAGAAAGATATACCGTTCTAGTCATGTGGGAAACTTTTAGTTCCATATTTGATGGACTGGAAGAAGCCTTTGGAACCTACAAGATAGATAAGACCCAGACCAATGGTAAGAAGTCTGGTAGAGCGTCCCTAGTAAGGGAACCACGGACCAAGGATCATTGGTTGGGTCATCTGTCAGGTCAAGGCGACTCTCTCGGTATCATCCCGATCAACGCCAACTCACAATGTAAGTGGGGGTGCATAGATATTGATATGTATCCTTTGGATCACAAAGTGTTAGTGCAGAAGATCAGAAAGATGAAACTACCTCTGGTTGTGTGTAGATCAAAGAGCGGTGGCGCACATTGCTTCTTGTTCTGCATGGACTGGATTGATGCCAAAGATATGCAACAGACACTACAACATATATCTGCATCGCTTGGCTACGGCCAAAGCGAGATATTCCCAAAACAGATAAAACTACACCTCGATAGAGGAGACGTAGGTAATTTTCTTAACTTACCGTATTACGACGCTGAAGGCGGTCTCAGGTACGGTATTAATGACGATGGCACTTCTGCTACCCTAGAAGAGTTTATAGCGCTGTACGAGCAATATAAGCAGACTATTGAACAGATTGTATCGCTACAGATAGAAGAAACGCCTGACACAACAATAAAAGACGGACCACCATGCTTACAGACGCTATGTGCTGGTAAGATAAGTGAGGGTGGACGCAACAACGGATTATTTAATATCGCAGTGTATCTGCGTAAAGCATACCCAGACAGCTGGGAGACAGAGATACTTACATACAACATGACATTCTTAGACCCACCGCTACCTTTATCAGAGGTTAACATAGTGGCTAACCAAGCTAAGAAGAAGGATTACGCCTACAAATGCAACGATGCACCAATCAATGCACACTGTAACAAAGAGTTGTGCCGAACTAGGATGCACGGCGTAGGATCAGCCGTACAAGGCGCAACCATAGCTAACCTTAGAAAGTACAACTCCATACCACCTGTGTGGTTCATGGATGTAAGTGGAGAGCCCTTGGAGCTCGATACAGAAGCGCTTCTATCACAGCCTACATTTCAGAAGGCTTGTCTTGAACAGCTGAACTTCATGCCAAGAACAGTAAGCAAGCAAGTGTGGGAGGCTCGTATTGGTGCGTTGATGACAGAGATGAAAGAAAATGAAGCAGCAATCATAGAAGTTGCAGAAGATGCAAGCACCAGTGGTCAGTTCTATGATTATCTAGAAGAGTTCTGTAGTCATCTACAGCAAGCTCAAGAAAAAGAAGAGATATTGTTAAGACGGCCTTGGACAGACGAAGAGGCTAACTTAACCTACTTTAGACTTCGTGATTTTGAGAACTTTCTCAAGAAGAATAAGTTCTTTGATTACAAGTCACACAAGATTGCCCAGCGCTTACGGGATATAAATGGGTCCAGTTTGGTTATGAAAATAAGTAACCGTTCCGTTCGCGTTTGGGCAATACCATCATACCATAACATGGATCATCAATTTAATACACCTGATATGGGTCCAAAAGAAAAGGAGCCCTTTTAATGGTTAAGATGTTTGTTTTAATCTGTGTTGTATGGGTAGAAGGCAGTCGCCATGATGGTGGAGAGCAGAAGTGTATTATGCACCAAAGTCAGGTGTATTATGCAAACATGGATCAATGTCGTGCCGATATACCTAAAAGTAAATTTTTAATTGAAAACGGCATTTTTGATAATTTTGGCGAAGAGCCA